AAGTTTCCAAGGTACACAGAACCCGATGTTGCCGTACAAGCGGCGAAAGAGCGAAGCCAATCTGGTGGAGCGTCCCTCAACAAACTAATCGACCATAAACCATTCAATTCACCATTCTAACCACACCCGCAAGTAGCGGGTTTTTCGCGCCGTGAGGCGTCATTTCCCACGGGCAATAGCCCAAGATGGAGTTTTTACATATGACCGACACCGACAGCGCCCCTCTTGAGGGGTCGGCGGGTGAAGGTGTTTCCGTGCCGGAAGCATCACCCGAACCGGAAGCACAGGATTTGGACAGCGTATTAAACGCCGCTGTTGAAGAACACTACCAACCAGAGGAACCCGAAGGCCCCGTAAGGGACGAGCACGGACGGTTCACCTCTACTAAGACCGAAGAACAACCCGACGAAGCACCTCCCGCAGAGGCCAGCAAAGAGGGTGACGATCAGGAAAGCGAAGACGAAACGGAGCCGGAAGGCTCACCGTTAGAAGCTCCGCAACACTGGTCAGCGGAAGATAGAGAGCGGTTTGCCGCAATGCCAAAAGATGCCCAGGAATGGGCGCTGGAACGCGATAAGGCAATGACCGCCGACTACACCCGCAAAACGCAGGAAATCGCAGAAACGAGAAATCGTTATCAGCAGATTGACCAGACACTTGAACCTGTTCGGGCAGCTTTGCAAGCCAACGGCATTACAGAGGCAGGGTACATCCAGCGCCTTATGGAAGCTGATAGGCGATTGCAAACAGACCCCGTGAGGACCATCAAGTGGCTTGCTCAAAACGCTGGCGTTGACCTCGCGACCCTTGAACCGGGGGAAGGCAGTGAAACCGACCCTCAGATTGCCGCACTACGAAATCAGGTTCAGCAGTTATCTGAACATTTGACAACGCGGGAACGAGCCGAAGCGGAAGCGCGACAGCAGGAAACCATCTCCACTATCGAGAATTTCCAGACAGCCACCGACGAGGCCGGGAATCCACAGTATCCACACTTTGAGGCGCTCCGTTCAACGATGGGCGCACTCATAAAAGCTGGTCACGCGGCAGGACTGGAGGAAGCCTACAACAAGGCGATCCGCCTGGACGACACGCTGTATCAGCAGCAGTTGGAAGCAGAGCGAGCCAAGGCTAAGCAAGCCGAGGAAAAACTGCGGAGTGACGCTGTGGCGAAGGCAAAGCCTTTGGCCCGATCAAGTTCCCCTTTGCCGAATGGAACGGTGAAAGCAACGGACCTAGATGGACTCCTTTCGGACGCCATCAACCAAGCACTGTAGCGCGGCGCAGCCTTAATGGAGAATGCTAATGGCTTCGCCTAATTCTTCGTTTACGGAAATCGTGACCACGACCTTGCAGGGTTACAGCAAGAAACTGGCCGACAACGTAACGAATCATAACGCGCTTCTGCGTCACATTGACGAGAAGGGTAACAAACAGGTCGCCACAGGGCGCACCATCGTTCAGGAACTGGAATACGCCGAGAACTCAACCGTCAAATTCTACAGCGGTTTTGAAACCCTCGACGTGTCCCCATCGGACACATTCAGCGCTGCCGAGTACAACTACAAGCAGTTGGCTGGTAATGTGGTTATTTCCGGTCTTGAGCAAATCCAGAACAGCGGGAAAGAGGCGGTTCACAACCTCCTGAAATCCCGTATCCGCAACCTTGAGAAGTCCCTCAAGAACACCGTGGCCACCGCGCTATATGCGGACGGCACGGGTACCTCCGGTAAAGAAATTGGCGGCTTGCAGTCGTTGGTAGCTGATGCCGGCACGGGTACGGTCGGTGGTATTGATTCCTCCACTGATACTTGGTGGAAGAACCAAATCTACGACTTCTCAGATGAGTCCGTGACGCCTTCGGCAAGCACGATTCAGGCAGCTATGAACGCTTTGTGGCTGAACTGTATTCGCGGTGCTGACAAGCCGGACGTTATCACATCTGACAGCGTGTATTTCAATTACTACTGGAGTTCACTGCAAGCAAACCAGCGTTTCACAAGTGACCGTAAGGCCGCTGCTGGTTTCATGAATCTGATGTTTATGGACGCTCCGGTGTTCTATGACGATCAGGCTCCCGCCTCTCACATGTACATGCTGAACACGGATTATCTGTTCTGTCGACCCGCCAAGGGCCGGGAGTTTGTTCCGCTCGGTGAGAAGGCTTCTGTCAATCAGGATGCACTGGTTCTGCCGGTGGTTTGGGCTGGTAACATGACCACGTCCAACCGCTCGCTCCAGGGTGTCATGGTAGCATAAGGGGTAATCAGTAATGGCATACATCATCACTGAAAACCGCATTGGTATGCAGGCGATTGCCGATACCGATACGACCCAAAATCACCCGCTTGGTACGATTGTTCGCGCTGATGACCCGACCTATGGGTCAGGCGAGTTCATCTACCTGTCCGGCGTTGCCTCTACGGCTGTCGGATCGTGGGTAACTGTCCATGAGGACGGTTTCACGACCACTCTTCTGGCTGCAAACGATATTGGTCGCGTTGCTGTTGCAATGTCCGCTAACGTCGCCAGTCAGTACGGTTGGTATCAGATCAGCGGTAAGGCTGTTGGTAAGGCGCTTGCGTCCTATGCTGACAATGGCCTGGTTTACGCTACGGCCACGGCAGGCAGCATTGACGATGCTGTTGTCGCCGGTGATCGGGTCAAGAAGGCGATCGGCGCTTCGGCGGTTGATACACCTTCTACCGGACTCGCTGAGTTCGAGATTGATCGTCCGTTTATGGATGATGCTACCGCCGCCTAGCGGTATGGGGGAGGGCTTCGGCTCTCCCCTTTTTCTTTTCAACATTTTGAGGTCCAGCCATGAGCAACCTACGCGCAAATTTTTTCCACGCCAAGAAATCAGACTGGATTGAAATTTCAATCCTTGGAGACGGTTCGACTGTTGTCCGCAAAGTGAGGGATTCCGATAAAGAGCAATTTCCGCTCGATTGGGAAGCTTTCAAATCAAAGTCAAAGTCACCTATTGAGGTTGGCGGCACTCCATTGGAAGAGGTCAACGGCATTGGTGACAAATTGGCTGACAAACTCCGTCACAACGGGATTCGCAACGCCGAGGAACTGGCTGTGCTTTCAGACGGCGCATTGCCCAAGGTTGTCGGTATGAGCGCTTACACAATCCGTAAGGCGGCGCAAGATCACATCAACAAGGATGAACCCGCTTGACGCTACTGACCATTTGCCAAGACGCAGCGGACGAGATTGGTATTCCGCGCCCCAATACGGTTATCGATAACACCGACCCGAGCGTGAAACAGTTGCTTCGCGCAGCCAACCGTGAGGGAAAGGCCCTGACTAAACGCGATTGGGAAGTGTTGAAGGCCGAGGGGTCTTTAACTTCCCTGGCGGCTGAGTCACAGGGGGCTTTGACAACCATTGCTTCCGATTACATGCGCTTTGCAAATGACACGCTCTATGATCGGACTTCCAAATGGAAGATTTTCGGGCCTATCACGGATACTCAATGGCAACGCTTGAAAGCGTCCACGTCTTCGGGCGTTCGGTACTGGTTCCGTATTCGTGGCGGCAACCTGATTATCTGGCCCACCATGACGGCGGGGAATTCGGTCTATTTCGAATATTTCTCGAGCCAGTGGGTTGATTCCGGTACGGGCGCGACCCCCGCAGTTGCCGACGCAGAGGCCTTCGATAACGACGAAAATACGGTGGTTTTCAATGAGGAACTAATGACCCTTGGGGTTATATGGCGGTTTCTCAAGGGTAAGGGGCTACCGTATCAGCAGCAGAAATCCGACTACGAGGAAGAACTAAAAGACCAACTCATGCAGAACGGGGCAAAGGCAATTATCAACATGACGGGTGGTGTCTATGAGGGCTGGCCCGCGAACGTCCCCGAAGACGGATTTGGTAGCTAGCCATGTTGCAAATGGTTGGTCAGAAAACCACCGTTCCAGCACCTATTGGAGGTTGGAACGCAAAAGACGCGCCTGACCTTATGGGACCGGCTGATGCAATTGCTCTGGATAATTTCTTTCCGGGCGACTCCAAGGTCTATCTGCGGAATGGTCATACGTCACACGCCACCGGACTAGGAAACAATACTGAAACCCTGATGGCCTATGACGGCGCGGGAACTAAGAAACTATTCGGTATTGCCGGGTCGTCCGTTTTTGACTGCACGTCAAGCGGCGCTGTTGGTGCTGCGTCTGTTACGGGGCTTTCTAGTGCGCTGTGGGGCTATGTGAATATGGCAACCTCTGGCGGGCCCTATCTCTGGATGTGGGACGAGACAGCAACCGACGCGCCTTATCACTACAACGGATCGGCATGGGCGCAACCGACCTTAACCGGTATCACTGCAAGTGATGTTATGGGCGGTATGGTTCATAAACGCCGCCTGTTTGTATTGCTAAACAACTCGCTCAAGTTTGGGTATCTGGCGGTCAACTCGATTGCCGGTGCGGTTTCGACATTCGATCTTTCCAGTCTGTTTGCCTTTGGTGGTGAATTGGTCGCCTGCGGGACGTGGACACGCGATGGAGGGGCAGGCGCGGACGACCTAGCCGTGTTTATCACCTCTAACGGCGAGTGCGCCGTATACGGTGGCACAGACCCCTCTACGGCGGCAAATTGGGTCTTGGTTGGTGTATTCAAGATAGGCAATCCGATAGGTAAGCGGTGCCTGATGAAGGTCGGGGCAGATTTGATTGTTAACACAGACGCGGGTGTAACCCCATTGTCACAAGTTCTTCAATCCGGCGAAAGCGCACCGTCAACGGCAGTGACAGACAAGATTTCAGGGGCCTTCAAGGACGCTGCCGCGTTGCATGGTTCCCGCTCAGGTTGGCAGATGATTCTCTACCCCAAGGGCAAATATGCCTTTGTGAATGTCCCGGTATCCGGTGCGGGTGATTTCCATCAGTACGTAGTGAACCTGACAACGGGAGCGTGGTGCCGGTTTAAGAACCAGAATGGTTATTCGTGGGTAGTCCATAACAAGGAATTGTATTTCGGAGGCAGCGGAACGGTGTTCAAAGCCGATAGTGGCAAGAGTGACAACGGATCGGCTATCCAGACATACGGCAAGACCTCGTTTAACTATTTCGAGTCCCGAGGCATTAGCAAGCAGTTCACAATGATGCGGCCCGTGATGGCGTCAAACGGTGAATTGCCTGTCGAGATAGGTTTCGATGTGGATTTCGCGGATGGCATTACTACCTACACGGCGAGCGCCGTAACGGGGGCAGGTTCGGCGTGGGATGACGCTACTTGGGACTCGGCGGATTGGGCTTCGGAGCGCTCCCCTATTCAGGAATGGCGATCCGTCGAGGGGATTGGTTACTGCGGTTCGTTCCGGGTGAAGACATCAACCACGGCGCAAGATGTTGATTGGCACGCCACAGACATACTTTGGATTCCGGCAGTTGGGTTGTGATGAACTTTGAACAGGCGTGGCCTCTGTTAGAGGAAGCGGCAAACATCGGTGATTTCGTCACTAAGGAAGAAACAATAGAGGGCCTCCGCAGCGGGGCCTTTTCTTTATTCACCCGCGAGAAGTCAGCAGCGGTCACGGCAGATATGTGGCCCACACTCCGTATTGGATTGGCGGGCGGTGATATGTCCGAGTTATTGGAAATTGAGGAAGAAATAACGGTCTACGCTAAGGAGAATGGCTTTACCAACGTCGAGATAATTGGG